AAACAATTTTATAATAAGTCAGACAAAGTAATAAGTCTTGAAGAAGCGCGTAAGAATAAAGCTATAGCAGAGGCAGAACTGTTAGAACTTAACCTAGAAAAAGAAAAAGGTAATTTATTAGATCGTGACCTTGTTGACAAACAATGGGCGAGTTTAGTCTTATCTTGTAAGAATAAGTTAGAGGCTATTCCAAATAAACTAGCACCTATTCTAGCGGTCGAGAGTGGCATTGATGTATGTAAAAACATTTTAACAAATGAGATTGCAGAGGCACTAACAGAACTAGCAAAAGGCGAGGACATTGAACTTACAGTATCAGAAAATTCACAACACGGTATTAAAGGCAGTAAGCCTGTTCCAACCGATAGAACCGTTGACAATAAGTCAGTGGGCGGAAAAGTACCGTTACCTAAGTCCTGAGAGTTCGTCAGAGGCAGGTAAGTATTTAATAAGTCGTGCTTACTACCAAGACGGAATGATGAGGGCAGTAAGCGACCCAAACGTAAGACGAGTTGTCTTTATGACAAGTTCGCAGGTTGGCAAGACTACTATACTAGAAAATATTATTGGTTATTTTATTCACTACGAACCGTCGCCTATTCTTATGGTTCAACCAACTCTAAGTATGGCTCAGGCTTTTAGTAAAGACAGGTTGTCGTCAATGATACGAGATTGCCCTGTACTTACAGATAAGGTTAAACCACCAAGAGAACGGGACAGTGGTAATACAGTTTTACATAAAGTTTTTACAGGCGGACATATAAGTTTAGTTGGCTCTAATAGTACAAGTTCACTAGCAAGCAGACCAATTAGAGTTTTATTGTTAGATGAGGTTGATCGTTTTGAAGTTAGCGCAAGTGAGGGGGACGTAGTATCTCTTGCAGTTAAAAGAACGACGACCTTTTGGAATAATAAAATTATAATGGTTAGTACACCAACTATAAAAGGTCTTAGTAGAATTGAACAAGAATATAACTTGTCAGATAAAAGAAAATTTTATGTACCTTGTCCTGAGTGTAAAGAATTACAAGTTTTAGAATTTAAACAAGTTAAGTTTGACAAAGATAAACTACACGAAACGCATTATGCTTGTAGATTTTGTAATGACAAATGGGACGATAGTAAGAGGTGGAAAGCTATAAGACAGGGACAGTGGCAACCAACAGATAATTTTACAGGTGTTGCAGGATTTCATTTAAACGAATTTTATAGTAGTTGGTCAAGATTAGAGGACATAGTAAGAGATTTTTTAGAAAAAAAGAAACTACCTGAAACACTTAAAGTATTTACAAACACAACACTAGGCGAAAGTTGGGAAGATAAAGGTACAGGTTTAGATTTAAGTTTAAACGAACGTACAGAAAATTATACGCCTGATGAGTTTCCTGACGGTGTTGTTTTATTAACCGCAGGTGTTGACGTACAGGCAAACAGAATTGAATTAACTATTTTAGGCATTGGTCTAAATGAAGAAATATGGGTTTTAGATCATATAGTATTATATGGCGACCCGTCCGTTGCAACAATTTGGTTAAAGTTAGATGAAGAATTAAAAAGAACTTACACACGACAAGACGGAAAGAAATTTTTAATTTCTTCCGCTTGTATTGATAGTGGTTATTACACTAATCAAGTTTATAGTTTTTGTAAGAACAAAGTAGCAAGACGTATCTATGCAATAAAAGGTGTTACAGGTAACAGACCAATATTTCCTAGACGTGCAAGCACAAACAACATTATGAAAACGCCATTGTTCGCAGTTGGTGTTGACAGTGCTAAAGATATTGTTTTGCAACGTATGAAAATTGACAAGACAGGTAACGGTTATGTTCACTTTCCTAAACATCTTGATCTTGAATACTTTGCACAATTGCAATCAGAACGAATTAAAACAAAATATATAAAAGGCGTTGCAACTAGAGAATGGGTACAGGTTAGAAAAAGAAACGAAGCTTGGGATTGTTTTATTTACGCTTATATATCTTTTGTATCTTTAAACGCAGATTTAGAAAAAATTAAATCTAGTTTAGAAAAAAAACCTACACAACAACCACAAAGAACTAGGATTAAAAATAACTTCATAACCAATTGGCGAGATTAAATGGCAAACAGATTAACAACAATACAAAATTATATACCGTATGAGTTTTATTCAGGCGATACGGTTATATGGCAAATAGAAAATTTAAACAAAGATTATTCTAATTCTGCTCATACATTGACGTATCAGTTTAGATTAGAAAACAACGGGTCAACAACTTTTTCAGTTGACGCGACCGCCGACGGAAACAATTATAAAATAACACTTAGCGCAAGCACTACGGCTAGTATTACGGCAGGTAAATATAATTTTATCTCTTATGTAACTAGAACAAGTGACAGTGCTAGAGTTACCGTTGATCGTGGTATGGTTGAGGTTAAACCCAATCTTGCTAGTAGTACGAGTGAAACAAGATCGCACGCAAAGAAAATGTTAGACTTAATTGAAAGTCTATTAGAGGGTAAAGCTACAAAAGACGTATCAAGTTATTCTATTGCAGGACGTTCATTAAATAAAATGGGTGTATCTGAATTATTAGAATGGCGAAATTATTACAAAGCAGAATACAACAGAGAACTTGCTAAACAACGTAACGAGAATGAGGACGGCTCAGGCAATACAATAAAAATTTCTTTTGGCGACAACAAATCACTTGGTTACTACGATCATTTAAAAAATAGAAAATATTACGGTAACTAGGGGTTAATAAATGGCAGAGAAAAAATGGTACGATTTTTTATTTCGTAGAAAAAAGGCTAAGAGAAGTTTTGACGGCGCGCAGAACTCACGATTATTAAATGACTTTGTTGGTTCTAGTAGATCAGCAGACGACATATTAAAAACAGATTTAAGAAAACTAAAAGATAGATGTAGAGATTTAGCAAGAAATAACGAGTTTGTTAGACGTTACATAAATCTTATGAAAACAAATGTAATTGGTTCACACGGAATACAGTTACAGGTTAGAGCAAAAGACCCAACAGGCAATCTTGATTATGTTGCTAACAATATTATTGAGAGCCGTTGGAAGCGTTGGATTAAAAAAGAAAATTGCGATGTAGCACAAAGATTATCTTGGTTAGATATGCAGAATTTATTTGTGCAAACATTGTTTACAGACGGCGAGGTATTAGTTCAATTTATTCCTAACGCTGACAATGATTTTAAGTTTGCAATAAATTTTTTAGATTGCGATTTAATTGACGAAAATAAGAACGGTCATAACGGTAAAAATGAAATTAGAATGGGCGTTGAGTTCGACAGTAGAACTAAACGACCTGTTGCATATTGGTTATTTGATAAAAATCCATACGAACATTATTTACATTATGGTTCGTCAACAAGTAAAAGAGTTAGTGCAGATAACTTAATGCACGTTTACATGGTTGAACGACCTAATCAATCGCGTGGGTTTAGTCCTATATCGTCATGTATAAAAGAATTAAAAATGCTACACGCTTACGCGGAAGCTGAATTGATTGCTAGTAGAGTTGGCGCGTCCTCTATGGGATTTATAACTTCGCCCGCAGGCGACGGTTATGTTGGCGAAAATACTGCTAGTGACGGTTTTAGTCCGATGATGAATGTAGAAGCAGGAACTATACAACAGTTACCGCAGGGTACAGATTTTAAACAATTTAAAATTGACCACCCAACAACTGCGTTTGACCCGTTTATAAAAACAATATTAAGACAAATATCAGCAGGTCTAAACGTAAGCTACAATGATCTTAGTAATGATTTAACAAGCGTAAATTATTCTAGTATTAGACAGGGTGCTTTAATTGACAGAGATTATTATAAAACAATACAACAATTTGTAATAGATCATTTTACAAAACCAATTTACGAACGTTGGTTAAAAATGTACTTGACTATTCAAGACGATCAACTTTCGCCGTTGCCAATGGCTAAGTATGACAAGTTTAGTAGTTGTGTATTTATACCAAGAAATTTTGAGTGGATTGACCCGCTTAAAGAGATGAACGCGCAGGTTACAGGTTTAAAAGCAGGCGTGGTTACTTTATCAGATGTAGTCAGTAAATACGGACGTGATGTTGAAACACATTTTGAACAATTAGAACAAGAACGAAAACTAGCAGAGGACTACGGAATTAATTATGTCTTTGAGCCGTACGGCGAAAAGAAAAAAGAGGGAGTACAAGCAAATGAAACTATTAAAGAAGATTTGGAAGAAAATAACTAAGTTATGGGATTGGTACGTTGCTTGGTTATTTAAGGTAAAATAATATGGAAAAAAAACACATACAAAATATTACAGAAACAGACGAAACAGTTACTATAACTTTTGGTAAGTCTAATCCTGAACCTATTGAAGAATTAATTGAAGAAGCAAACAATAAAGCAGTAAGCGATATTAATTTTAAACCTACAGACGCTATGGTT